GGCAAGCAAAAGTATTGGGAAGTAAAGTTGCTTCAAAGATTGGACTAATAATGTTGCATAGTGCGTGTTGCACCAATCGATCTTTAAAATCTAATGCTGAAATGAGTCTAGGTTTTGGCTCTTTGACAATAAACTGTCTATATCCGCCCATCTTATAAGTTCCGCTAAGTAGTTCTTTTTGTAACGCCAAAAGATTTGCTTCGGAGAACTCATTAAATTGCAAATAGCCATAAGTCAATTTTTTTGCTGCGGCAGTTTTTTTAAATGCCAAGCGTAAATTGTCAATGTCGGCTATTAACCCAATTAAATTTCGGTGTTTTTTAGCCATAGAAATGTCAGCCACGCCTTTCGATGTTTCACTACTCTGCGTTCTGCTGAACCCAACAGTGTATTTCCCGAGGGAGGATAGATTCGGCTGACCATATGTTGCTAGGTCGGCCTGCGAAACCGTAGTTGTCGCAGAGCGAATAAATGGTATCGTCACAGACGCCGCGAGCCCCGATGTTGTTGTTCGAGTTCGTAGGAGAGTTGTTCCAATTCGAGTACCGCGATCCAGCGTTCGCTGCATCACTCCAGTTGCCCCCAAAGATAACGGCGTGTTTATCCGATCTACCCTTTGCGAACCTTGATAATCCAAGACCCTAATATTTGACCCACTTCGGCAAGTTTGATTAAAGCGACTTGGTGTTGGTGATTGGTCATACATTTGAGCTTTGGTGTTACCAACATTCGTAACCAAAAGCGTATCTGCGCTAGATTGGCATCTGCGAGATACAGCTTGCTTATTTGATTTGTTTTTCCTGCCTGATAAAAAAGATCGGGTTGCAATAGAAGACATCGTAAGAACATATCTCTGACTACCCCGTGCGCCCTTGGAATCTTTTGCGCAATCGGGTAGAGGTACGAGATAACTTCCTCGTACTTCCTGATAATGTTCATTTCTTGGTAACATTCGACTGGATCTTTGATAGGTGTCATCGGGGCTTTCGCCCCTCTAGTCAAGGATCAGGTGGTCACAGACGCCGCGAGCCCCGAGGCCGGAGTACGAGACCGTAGGAGAGGCGTCCCAACGCGAGTCCCGCGAACCAGCGATCGCTGCATCACTCCAGTTGCCCCCAAAGAGAACGGCGTTCGGCAGTTGATAGGTTTGACCACGACTAATCGTATTAGCTGTCCAGCCTGCTGCCGCTGCGCCACCGCCAAATTCATTACCCCATTGATTCAGTACACCAGTGGATTGAATCACACCCCACTTGGATGTATAGGCAGCATTTAAAACAGTATTAGTTTGATCTGCACCAATAGAAGAGGCTTCAGTAGTGCCGTAGGCTAAAGCTGAAAACTCCTGATGGCGCGGCAAGCGTTTGCCATACGCGGCAGTAACTTCAGCCGCCTCCCACCAGTTAAATTCACCATAAGCAGTAGAACCATTACCGCCAAATTGAGTAGGTACTAATGGAGGTGTTGTACCGCGGGCATAGGCCACATTGTATTTAGAAGTACCGTTAGTAATGTGGTTAATGTTCAATAGGTAAATATCAGACCAAAAACTATTTGCCACCAAAGTCATTCCGCGTGGATCTGAACAATGTGGTTTAAAAGTCAAGTCCCAGCAAGAATAAGTGTTGATCGCTGGAGTTGTATTACCGCCTGATTGAGCTGTCGCATTACCGCCAGGTGCATAATGGAATCCACCAATCTTACGAGAAGTAGCTGTTGTATAACCACTTGGGGCGCTAAAGCTAGAATCAGCACGAATAGTACCGTCGTTACAAGCATAAATTGCATAGTCTATACCAGCCGTTAAAGTCGGCATTGTGACGCTAGTGCCCGAGGCTATCGTAAATAGCACACCCGCCACTTCAACATAGAGCTTAGTCTGGGTGACTACGCTAGATGCTGTTGGTGAAGTAAATAATGCTTGATGTGGCACATCCTTTTTGAATAGGCCATACGCTGCAATGTCGCCGTACAAAGAATCGCCACTTTGCAATTCTTGAATTTGAGTTCCGTTTAAAACTAATGGGTAACGAGCTGTCATAGCTAATCCTTGTTAGGTCGTAAGATTTACATTTATCGTTCCACCAGAACGATTTGATACTGGTAATACCGATCCTGTTAATTGCACTAGAGTGGTAGTTGCACTACGCAATAAAACAGACATCTTGTATGAGGTAATTGAGGCTATATAAGCTGCGCTGTTGGCTGCGCTTGTGGCTGAACTTGCAGCAGAAGTGGCTGAAGTTGATGCAGAAGAAGCACTATTTGCAGCATTTGTTTCGCTGGTCGCGGCATTGTTTTTGCTAGTTAAAGCTGCTGCGGCAGAAGAGGCCGAGGCAGTAGCGCTATTAGCGCTATTTGTTGCCTGAGTTGTCGCCAGAGTTACTTGTGCTGCGCCATTTGTAGTGGCTAAAGCAGCTTGAGTAGTCGCAGTAGTTGCTGATCCAGCAGCAGATGTTGCAGAATTGGCGGCTGCCGTAGCAGATCCCGCTGCCGCCGTGACATTCGCGCCCGTAGTAGCGGCTGCATTAGATGATGTCGTTGCGCTATTGGCAGATGAAGTTGCGCTTGCGGCTGCGGAAGCAGCAGAGGCAACGGCATTGGCAGCGTTGGTATTAAGGGTAGAGATTAGTTGGGCTGGAGTAACTGAGCTTGAAATGTCAGTTTTAACTGCGCGCCCTACTTGCTCTTTAAGCTGCTGAACCAAAATGGTCAGCTTATCTAGAGCCGTGTTAAGGACGGATGGATAGAATCCACCTTGGTTTGTCAGGTCAGTTGCCTGCAACGCCCCTACTTGGCTAGACAGTGTGAGCAAAAATCCAGTAGTCAGTGCGCCTGGTAGCGTGACTGTACCGCCTGGGTTTGCATCTTGATTGCTATTTAAGGTAACTGAGTAATCAGTATTGAGAGTTAAGACTGTTTCAAACAATGACAAGTCAGTGCGAACTACTAATACATCGGCAGTAGTAAAGACTTTAAATGCAAATGAAAAGGAAGTAGTTAAGCCATTACCCGTATAAGGGCCAGCTTTTCTTGTTTCACTGGAAATCGTCAAGGTGTTTCTCCCTATATCTCAGCCATCAGTTTGATAGGAGATATAGGAAGTACGCGCACCTAAACTGCTTCTACCCTATTGTTTTGAATACCCAAATAAAACAGCCAATGGGTTTTCAGTCTTACCTTCTGATAGGGCAATCACACCATCCACAGTACGATTGATCTGCGCACTAGGTAAGTGCAATGCAATACCGCCCACATTGATCACTGACCTGGCTAATGCACGATCTAAATCACCTTGACCGATTTGCTTACCGAGCTTATCTAGCTCCTGGAAGAAGCGTAATCCTGCTGGGCCACCATAGGCAGTGTCAAACATCTTCGTGCCAGTGATGTATTGAACTGCGCCAGTTGCTTCGCGTAGGCCTACCATCAGGCCCATGAGATAGCTGATCTGCTCAGAAGCCAATTTGCGCGCAATCTTTTCCCAGTCATCATCGCCAGCACCGCTAGGCATTAAGGCATCCTTGAGTAGTGAGGCTAATACCGATGGTACGGAGTACAACAATAAGAAGTCCCAGGCCAAAGCCATGACTTCGACTGGACTCTTGAAGTTGGTCTTCTTAGTCTGATCAACGCCCAAATTGTAGGCAGCGCTAAAGTAGCCGTAAAAAACAGTAAAGAGTTTTTGCAAATTGCCACCGCGTTGCACTTTTGCTAAATCTTTAATCTGTCCACCGCCTTGAGAATCGATTACGGCCTGATCAGCTCTAGCAATAGCCGTCGCTTCATCTACGCCATTTTCTGCATCCATAAGCGCAGGATCAGCTAATGCTTTTTGATACGCACCCCACCAAGTCGGCATATCGGCTACGAGCTGTAAGGATTGCATTGGAGCAAACATCAACGCATCGAGCTTTTCACGAATCTCACCTTTGCCTTGGACAATTGACTGCACTTCATTGACTTCGCGATTGAGTGTTCTGGCACGATTGCGCATAAATTCAGACTTCTCATGCACTTGCTTAACTAAGCCGATTGGGGATTTTGCCCACTCCACAATTCCTAAACCTACCCAGCGTGTGCCAATGCGCACCATAGACTGAGTTAAGCCTAGTGGCTGGAGCATGGAGTTCATCAAGTTAAAGCCTAGACCAGCTACCGCAGCGCCAGAGCGCAGCGGAGTTAAGACTTTAGACATCGCATCCATATCAGGCGAATCGCCTTTGGCAATGTCAGTAATGGCTGACTTGAATTGAGCGATGACATCAGCGCCAAAGCCAGTACGGATTGCGTTATCTAAGGACTCATTCTTAATAATGCGATTGGCATCGATGACCCATTCATGCCAGGTCAAATCATGGATCACATCATTAACACCCCTAAAGAGCGCATCCCAAGTAAGAATCAATGGTCGGCCTGTTACCTCTTCAGCACGATCTTTGGTAAATGAACGACGGGTAGTGGCAGCATTAAACGCGCCACGCATCATCTGCTTGGCTGCTTCGGCATCAGCAAACTGCTCTGCTCTACCTGATTCACGCGGATCGTACACAATCGGGAAGTAGCCGCCATTGAGATCTAACTGCGTACCTTCTTTTGTAGTCACAGTAAGGCGTTGTGGCTCGACCCAGTTGGGCTCTTTACCCATCACGCGGCGCTCTTTATCCGCAATCATAGGACGATAGGATTCAAAGAAGTCCCAAATGTTCTGCACAAAATTCCAGTCGGCAGCCGTCAAGTTCTTCATTACAGGCGTTAATTGTTCAATCTGCCAGCCACGCCCATCAAGTAAGCGCTGTTGATTACCAGCATTACCCATGTTCAAAGCGATTACGATCTGCTCGCCACGATTCAAACTCTCTTTTAGAGTCGGGAAGTATTGGCCTTTACCGCCAAACTTACCACCCTTGAGGATTGGCTCTAGCAAAGCAGATAAGCGATGAGTCGCATCTGCGCGCATAGTCGCTTCGTGATCCCCTGCTTGATTCATGCTACGGATCAAGTATTCCCACATTGGGCCGCTCTCTTTGTAGCCATCGAGTTCACGGGCAAGACTTGCCGTTTTACGATGAGCTGCAAAGAATCCTTTGAATAAGCGCACGGCCTTATTACCCAGGGTATCGCGAGTACGATTATCAATCTGTCGATTATTGGAGCTTTCTTCGACAGATTGCACCATTTGATTGATGATCTCTGAAAACTTGCGATTGTCTTGGGCAGTCAATAACTTCTCTTTGAGTCTGCCTAAATGCTCAATCTGCTTCACGGATTCAATCAAGCCGCGCAGCTCTTCGACTGTCATATCCTTGTATGACTGGCGATAGGCTTCTGCCTTGACCTTGCTTGGAAGATCGACTTCGATTCCTAGCTCTTCTTGCTGGGTAATCCAGGCAGCCAAAGACTTGCGCTTATCAATGTTCTTGAGCGTTGTGCCTTTACGCAAATCAAAGCGCTCTAAGATCGCATCGATCTGATCAAGGTAATCTACATCCAATGCCTTGCGTGTACCCTCATTGTCAAACTTAGTCAGGTAACGCAGGCCTTTTTCGACCTCATCCTGGGCGTCATAGACGGCTTTAGTCGCATAGGTATTGATAATCTGGTTGCGCTTATCAGCAGCCGCTTGCTCTAGCTTGCCTTCTTTGAGCGCTTTCTCAGCAGCCTTGGCAGCGCGCACTTCAGAGGCCGCATACGGAGAAGGCTTGAGATTACGAATAATCAGGCGATCAATCATATTCTTAGCAAACTCTTTGGCAGCGCTCGTTAAGACTTTAGGTTTACCAGTAGCCTTATTCAGCGCGTTCAATTCAGTAGCGACGAACTTGGCACGGGCTTCATTGTGAATTGCTACATCAGCAGCCTGCTGTAATGCTTCTGGGCTTGTGATGTCGCCATAGCGCTCTAGCATCATCTGGTCTGTCAGATTGGCAATAGCTTCTTTTGGATTTGGCATCGAAAGAATAGATTGCACTAACTCATCACCAGAGCTAATACCAAACTGTTCAGCTACTAGATCGGGGTGGATACCATTGATCGCGACCATCTTCATTGCTTCTAACTGATTGATCTGCTCTCTTGGTACGGGTAGCCCAACTAACTCACCAAAGTCTAAGCGCCCTGCTCCCAGCTCTTCTAGGTTTAGTCCTTCACCAGCGCGGCCTTCTTGACCGAGTAAGCGAGGATCAACGCCAACGGCGTACTGTGGATCGCCACGCAACTCCGCATCGATCTTGTCTTCGAGTTCACGAGTATCAAACTTGCCATGCTCATCGACTGTGAGATAGCCATAGTTTGCAAGGATTTCTCCCATAAAGTCTAAGGACTCACCGCCATTACGCTTAAAGACATACTTGCCAAATGCAGGCATTGGACTCTTCATCTTAGGGTCTAATCCCATCAGGGTATCGATCTCATCGCGCTTGAGGCCGCCTAACTTAGCAATAGCCGTGAACATGGAATCGACTTCTGGCGTGACTGTATCTTTATCGGATTTTGGAAGCGCGTCAGGTACGATCTTCTGATCCTTATCCATCCTGTTTGACAGGAATGTCCAGGCTTTATAGATCGGTTGACTCAAGACTTCACGACGCGCATCCATCATTACTTCAGCGCGACGGGCCACATTTTGCTTCTGGAGCTTCTTAATGATCTTTCCCCTGGCATTGTGTAGCCATTGCATATCTTTGAGGCCCTTGGCTTCTAATGCAGAAAGCGCTTGCATTGAAGCATCCAGATCGAGCGCATGATAGGCTGCAAACTCTTCGGTTGTCATGCCTGCCTGGTCAGCCGATTCAAACAAAGGCATCATCGATCTGCCCTGTTCAGCTAACTGGATCTGCTCTGATGACGCCAACATACGATCAAACACTTGGCGGATTGAATCATCTAACTTGCCTGCTTCTGGATTGCGCGCTACAAAGTCTTCAATCGACTTATACACATTCATTAACCAGGCGCGGAAAGCCTGGAATATGCGCTGTAATTCAATGGATGGCGCTTTACCTTCAAACAAATAGCGCTCAAAAGACTCAGCAGTACGCTCATGGTAGCTGCGCTTTTCTTCTGGGCTAAGTGTGTACCACTGGTTTAACTGGTCATTAAGGCTGCCTTGTAAGCCATGCCATTCCAGCATCTTGCTTACATCACCCATGAGCTGACGCTCACCTTCCGTTAAGAAGCTCGTGCCCATTTCAACGGCAGTACGATTTAATTCTGCTGCTAAGTTAATGTCACTCTCAAAGAAGAAGTGGCCTGACTCATGCAAGAATGTAGAAAGGTCTGCTGATTTGAGCAGGGTAATAATGCTAGGGGATTTAGAAAGATCTGATCCAAAGGCGATTTGACCGCGCTGGGCCTGGAATAGAGTCTGGCCTGACATTACGGCACTACGGATTTCTGGAGTCAAAACAAAACCAGGCTGTGTAAGGCTTTCCATTTCACCACGAATAGACTCATCTCCATTACCTAATTCTTGACGCTCCATGATGTGAGTAAGGCGCTCTGCCTCATCAAAGTCGCGACGCTTTTCTGCTGCTTGGATTTGATCGTAAGTTACTTTCTTTTCTGTGCCTATTTCAATAGGCTCAATTTTTCCGCCACCTACTTTTTTAAGAACATCATTAACTACTTTTGGCAAGATTTTGTCATAAAATCCTTCCATGCCTTCGCCGCCGACTTTTAAATCGAGGCCAGAGTAGGAATGAAAATGCTCACGATTATTAGCAAAATCGTCTTTAATTTTTGATGCTAAATCCTTTCCAACATGATCTTCAAGATCAATAAGATTGAAAAGTGTTTTATTGATTACTTGATTGGCCTCTTGATCATAGGCAGTTAATTTAAAACTTTTAACTGCGCCGCTGTCATCTACATCTCGCTCGATGTCTAAATTATTGATTTCTTTAGAAAGATCAAAACGATCTGCTGCCTGTTCTCCGTTTACAAATGCTACTTTGTCATAGCCATTTTCAGCGGCATAACGCGTAATGCGCTTGACTGCTAGTGCAGTCCAGGCTTTTGTATCTTTTAGTGGCGCATTTGGAACACCATACTGCGTCATCATTTTGACAATATCTTCATCGCTACTATTTGCTACCGACTCTGGGGAGTATCCGTTGTCAAGCATTTTTTGCCTTGCTTGTTCAATTGACATATCTCCACGATAACCTTTCTTACGGCCAGCTTGATGCCAATCAGATTGGATCTCTTCTACAAATAAGACTTTATTGCCTTCTGAATCAGTGCGATCATTAAAACGAATATGAGCTAAGACATTTAAATCATCCCAATGAGAAGATTTGTAGTTGCTCTTAGGATCTGCTTCTGGCTGCTTTTCACGCAAGATGTAGGCCTTTGCTTCAGCCTCAGTCTTATACTTAGATTTAGGAATTTGAAAGACTTGTTCTGGAGCATTGAAATACCAGAACCGATCTGGATCACTAGCGATCTTGGTATAGATAGATCCTAAATCCCCCATGCGCTTCACTTCAGCATCGGTCATTTCAAAAATATCTTTACTCATCAAAGTCTTATATTCAGCCTCTTCTTCTGAAGTTAATGCTTTCTGTGGCTCAATAGCTGTAACATTTTCATTGGTGTAGGTAACGCCGCCCTGTTCTGGCAGAGTAATCAATAGCTCTTTGTAGTTTTCGCCGCCTGGTAAAGTCCATTTCCCATACTTAGTAATGCCTTCTTTTTCAAGTCTTAGGCCAAGATCCATAGCAATATGCTGCGCTTCACCCTCTGCAATGGTGTCACCAGTTTCATCATCAATTAGGTATGAATACCCCTCTGGGCCACGATCATCGAATGTATATCCGCGTGATTCAGCATATTGAGCAATAGCAGCCTGCGCTCGTTCACTTTCAGATCTGGAATCGCCTAATAATTTCTCATTAAGCTGCACGCCATTCTCATTGATAAATTGCGCCACTTGCTCTTTGGTGAGCTTTTCTTTACCTTGAATAGTGAGATAGTCTTTGATGCCAGACCATTCAATTTCTTCTTTCTTAACCCCTGGCAGCGAGTTAATGATCGGCAGCCAGTCTTTTGCTGGAGCAGTAGCCTGCTTTGCTGCCAATACAGCCTTGGCTAATCCAGAGTAAAAGACGGGATTGGACTGGTTATAAGAAGACTTGTTGAAGTCCGAAAGAATACGATCTACAATATCCTCTGGGGCGTTAGGAAGCGAGTCGCCTTCCTGTGAATCTTTGGCAGCGTAGATAGTCGTGCCAGAAGCACCCCTCTCACCCTTCTCATAAGCAGATAAAAGCCATTTCTTTTCTTGGCCTTTCCAGTTCAAACTGATTGCTGACTTGTGATCTTTCGATTCCAAGATAATTCGATTCTTACCCTTGTTCTTGACAGTCATGCCATCAAGAATGTCTTGCAGCTTGTTTTCTAATTCTGGATGTTTAGCCAAGATTTTTGCTAGGCCATAGCCACCAGCATAGTCATTCTTCGCATCGCCCTCTTCACCCCAGATAAGATCGATTGGCCCGATCTCTGGATGATTGAGAGCGCCAATGGCTTCACCTGATTTAGCTTGCTTGAGGTGTGCAACAGCTTGCGCTGCCTTACCTTTGAATTGTTCGTACTTCTTGCCAAACGCACTTTGACCTGGCTGCTGCAATACTTGATCACCAGCGACAGTATCGGCAGTCACTTTCAATAAATGCTTATTAAATAAGTCTTCTGGCGTAATTCCCAATTGAGCGGCGCGCACGGCAGTACGGGCAGAAATCAATGTCGCATCGATCTCATTCTTTTGCTGGGTAAAGCGATTGGTTTCATTAAGGTTATCCAGCACCAATTGATAGACGCGATCACGACTGGCTTTAAATTCCTGTGATTGGCTGCTCTCGCCTAAGATTCTTTCTACTTCATTCTTGAGGTTTTCGCCATGAGTCTTAATAAACTCCTGAGCTTCTACTTGGCTCATGCCTTGGGGATCAGTCTTTAAATGCTGAATGAGCTGCTGAGAATAAGTCTGGCCTGCTAATTGAGTAGCAAACTCAGTAATTGGAATAGAAAGATCCGTATTAGTCGCAAGGGATTCTTGAAGCTGTGAGCTGACTAATGGAGAAGTCTTAGCAAAGTCTTCCATTTTGATGCCAGCCTGTTCCAAGGTCTGCATTAAGACTTGTGGCTCAATGTAAACATGATCGACTTCGCCATCTTCTAACGCCGACTGTAAGAATGTCTGGAATGAATCAGTATCACGGGCGCGTAGCTTGCTTGCAGTCGCCAGAGTGTTGAGCTGAGTTAATAGCTCTGCTGAATGTTCTGCCCTGCGTACTTGATCAGATTGCCCTGTGAATTGATCTGTGAGCTTCTGAGCGCCCTTTGCTAGAGTCACTTGACCACCAACACCAACAACTGTGGCAATTAAGGTCTGAGCGGCTGCTGATGGACGCTCTGCAATGTAATCAGAAAAAGGTTTGTTTGGGTTAATAACTGCCCATTCATTGAGATCTTGCAAGATCGTAGCGATCTGTTCTCCAGGGATCTCACTTGCCATCTGATGTGCAATGACTTTATAAAATGGCGATCCGACTTTAAGATCTTTAATCAAATACTGGACTGGCAGCTTTTCAGTGGCGTATTCAATTAAGCCCTGTGACGCACCATAGACTGCGGATTCAGTAGGTGAAATACCTTTTTCACGGGCATCAGAATACGCATTACCCGCTACTGGTGCGACCATGCTACTCAAATAAGCGCTCTGGCCTCCTGGCACAAACGCCAATGGCAACGCTAAAAGATTTTGTGAAAGCGACTCAATACCACTATTGATACCACTAGAGATAATGCCTTCTGACTTTGGACGATTGGCTTTAGCGCCTGCATCGGCTGATTGGCCTAGCTCTTCAAATCCAGCAGCAACTCTGCGCAAGGGATTCTCAGGCAAAATCGTGCCAGCCAAAGGATCTAATACGGGCGCGGCTAATTCAAATCCTGCTCTAAATATGCCTGCTGCACCACGACTGGCGGAATATGCACCCGCAATCGCGTCACCCTTGAGATCATTAAGTGCGCCTAATACTTTCTCGGTATTGGACATATTGGGCACATCATCATGGGCAATATTGGCATTCTCTTGCTTGGCTAAGAATCGTGCTGTATTGGGATACTGATTGGCAATATTGTCAAAATCTGTCGTGAGCATCGTAGCCTGGCGACGCACTTCTTCTGGGTGTGCTCTGGCAGCATCGACTGGGATGTTTAAAACACTAGCAGTCTTGCGTAAACCCGCTTCTTGATCTGGGTTGACTCCTAACGCGGTATCAAACGAAACACGCAATGACTGCGTGGTTTCTTGTTTTTTATCGCCTAGATAGGAAAGGACTGCACTTTGTATTTCATTTTGATCAGCCATTATTTTGTTTCATCTTAATTTTGAGATAAACACCGAGAACATCGCCCTCGCTTGGTTTTGTGCTGCCACGCAATTTGAGATCTGACTCAATCGCGTTACGGTAATCTTTTGGAATATCGTTGTAAGTCATTGATAGGACTGGAACGCCTTGCTTATCGCCATAGGTCATACCCATGAAGGTCTTGCGGAACTCAAACGACTTAGCAAATAGGCCATCAATATGACGCTCTACTTCTTGGTCATTGAGCTTTCTACCCAGAGCTTGCTGCTGCTCATAGACGGAATCGCGTACAAAGCGCTTAACTGCGCCCATGCGCATCTGCCCTGTTTCATCGCTATCTTTTGGTGTTGGATCAATTCCGATATTGCGCAGGCGGTTACTTAATACTTCATTGATTGGCCCACTTGGAATATCAGATGAAGCGGCAACGGCCTTACCAGTACGCACAGAGTCACGCTGATCAGAGAATTTCTTAAAGTCGCTTTCCGATAGCTCAGTACGCATGGAAGCGAACTTCGCATCTGACATTCCATTGAGCGTTACGGGATTGGTCAGGCGCTCATAGACGGCTAGATTGGTAGTTTGAGTATTAGTGGCTACGCGCTTGGCATAATCAATCACTCGATTCATATCTTTAGTAGGTACATTGCCGCGAATATCAGCAGGCAGCGCCATAAAGTTTCCGCCATTCTTGACTAAACCATCAATAGCTGCGGCAGTTGATTCATCGTTACGCTGGGCTTCAGAGAACTCCAGATTCTTAAAGCGAGAGATCGCATAGTCCTGGGCCAGCTTTTTCACTTGTGGACTGGCATTACCCATATTGGCATCGACTGTATCGATCACATCTTTAATAGATGGCTTTTGAAAGCTGCCCTTGCCTTCATTAAATGCCTTCATGTTGTTGTTGACATAGGAAATCGTTTCAGCAAATGGTGGGATTCCATCAGGCGTAGTGATCTTATTGGGATTCTTGCCGCTGATATTTGTGCCATCACGGAAGTCTTTGACTGCTTGTGGCCCAGCATTGTAGGCAGCGTAGGTCTGTGCCAGATTGCCATGAAAGTCTTGAAGTTGCTTTTGAAAGTAAGCACGCCCTAAGACTTCGTTATAGGCTTTGGCCTCATTATCTTTGGCGGGATCGCCCGTCATTTTGCGATTGAATAACTCTTCATTCCAAGGCACGCCAGCTAATTTTGCGGCTTCTGGTGCAGTGCTAGGCATCACTTGAGTAATGCCTGTCGCGCCCTTGCTAGAGGTTAAGGGCTTGCCGTCTTTATCGAATTGGCGACCACTAGACTCAGCACCTATGGCGATATTAAAAGCGCGGTTAGCATCGCTAGTAATGATCGATGGTGAGAGCTTAACGAACGCGTTATCAACGGATTGATACGCTAGACCGACATCCACTTGCTTGCCAATCTGGGTTTTGACTTTAAGAATATCGTCAGCATCCATCTGACCAGCGTATTTCTTGAGATACGCATCTGCACCCTTGATGTCATCTTGCTCAATCGCTGAACCAATCGCCAATAAATGCGCGTTAGAGGTGAGCTTGCGATTGTTGGCCTCGATCCATTCTGGAGCTTTACCTTGCAATCTGCCTAGATTAGTACCCGCTTCAGTAATGCGCTGCACGGCAGAATCCACCGTAACAGGATTGCTATAACTAAGGCCAATCTCATTCATGGAGTTCTTGATCGTGCCTTCCTGGACGGACTGGGCATAGTTTTGATACTCAGTCGATTCATGCTTGAGGGCTGCGCCATGAAACTGCGCCATCAAGTCTTTGGCTTTAGCAGCAAATACTTCACGCTGCGCAGAGTTTCCTAGCTTGCTATCTATCTCGCTCAGTGATTGCTGGTATTTTTCTAGGTATTCATCGGCTAATGGTTTGCCAGAATCACGCTCTAGGGCGCTAAGGCCTTTTTGAGAAGTAAATCCTGTGGTTTTGTCATACATCAAAGACATCGCCGTAGATTTAGCTTGATTTAGTGCATCATCGACACGCACGGCATTAGCATCTTTTTGAATGTCATAGACAACATTCGCCATATCGCGACCAGCAGAAGTTAAGCCTTGCCCGACCATTGCCAGTTGCTTGCCAGGTAATGCACCCGCCTCAACACTCATCATGGTGTTAAATGGGGATGTTGGGCTGTTATTCGGCGCTACTTCAAAATTGTCGTATGTCGGTACTCTTGGCATTATGGTTTTATACCTATTCCAGAATATTGTTTATTCGCGTTAATCCCAAAGCCGTTATCCATTGCGCCTACTTTATTAAGGCTGTACCAGCTTGAAGCGACTTGACCAGCACCACTGAGAAAAGTGGATAAGGCTTGCTGATTTGGATTGATAGCACTTGCCATGCTGCGCTTGATATTGGCATCATTGGTGTAATTAGTAGCCTGTGTTCTATATCCCCAGGCTGAGCGTACGGCATTAGCCATTGCGGTATCCGCATCGATCTCTTTCATGACATCGGTGGAAGTGAGGATATTGACGGCGGAATCTGATCCCAGATCGATTCCATTAGCTGCCATGTTCGCTTTTTGCGAACTCTTCATCTGACCACCTTTAAGCAGGATTGATCCTGCTTGGCGTGTACCCGCTAATAAAGTGGATTGCGCGCCTAATTCAGCAAGGCGTGCATTGATGTCAGAAAGGTCAGCATTGCTATTTAAAGCATTTTGCTGACCAATGGCGGATGAGCGAGCGCCAATCGTTTGCATAGCAACGCCAGCGCCCATCATTGTTACGGAAGCTACTGCAAAGGACATAAGGATTCCTTGAGTGAATAGCTAAAAAATACTGCTTTCCACCAGAGGTACGCGCACCTTATGCCCCTACTGCGACTTCCAAAGTCATCGATACGACTGTTAATGGAAGAGGATCAGACTGCCTGACAAAGACTTGACCAGAATCATTCCAGCTTGGCGTAATCATCACTGGGATCTCTTCTGATTTGAGCGCAGGAGGTGATCCGTAGATCTCCGTTGTACGCTGCTTGGCTTCAGTCAGATTATCCGAATCAGGGCCAACGAAAATACCCGAGCTGCGATAGACGCGCAGCCAGACTTTATTGACATTCTTCGTACGGCCTTGACCAAATCCAGCATCAATCTGCGCTGCCCAGGGCAGTGTTTGCATATCGGCAGTAATTGGTAATCCCACTTGCACCTTGGCGGCGGCCTGATCTAAGGTAATCACGCCACCCGTGACTACGCGCTGGGGATGCACTGCGCCATCAGCTAGGATTGATACAGTTTTGCCTTCTAACCAGGTCAATCCTGATACGGCATCACGGGCAAAAGAAAATCCATTGATGGCAGTGCTGCGTAGCGCTGCGGGTAAGGCTGATCCAAGGCGTGCCGTAGCAACGGTAGTGCTAGAAGTCGCGGTAATCGTTAAACGATAAGTCGTGCCAGCAGCGTCAGTCAAAATAATGGCATCGTTGACATCTGTTGTCCCTGGATAGACAAAGAGCGCAGCAGAGGCCGTAATCGTAACGCTATCGCCTGATGCCCAAGTTGTGCCACCTGATACGGTCACAGTGGTTGCAGTGGTATTAGCCGTGTTTAAAGTCGCGCCAGAATCTACAAAGAAGGCATCGGCTTGAGTGGCAAATAGACGAGTAGCAATCCGCTCGACATATCGTACAGTTGATCCATTGATCACACGGTTGACAATGACATAGAGGACATCTTCATTGCCCTCAGATACCACGCAACAAGACTCAAACAAGCCATCGGTATCATGCCAGTGCCATGCGCCCACTTGCTGTTCTGGTACATAAGTGAGGCCTAGGAGCTTACCCGTAGAAGAAATGGCCCACACAATCGGATACGGCGCTTTCTCAAACGCCATATCGACAATCGTATTGCCATCAAATAAATGCGGGGCGCGTAGCGATAGATCGCCCGTGACATAGCCATTGGCCTGCCAAGAGTAGGCCAATTCCCTCATGTGTCCACCCCTTGCGGCTGGGTAGATCATATTGTTGTTAATGATGACAGGCTGCACATTCGATGCGCCTACATAAGACTGAGGGCGAACCGATACCGTACTTGGAGTAAGTGCATCTGAGTTGATTGAGGTAATACGCCATTCGGCAGCACTGGTCAAAAGGACTAAGTTAGTCAACGGCAGAATATGGCGGATTGTATTGGCCTCACGCGCAGCTACGCGAAAGGTAATGGAGTCATCATCGCGAGTCGGTAATGAGTAATTCATATTTGACTCAGTACCCGATTTGGTCATCCAGATGTTCTGCGGCTTATTAGTCGTACCCGCAAAACAACGGCGCTGCTCAAAATACGATACAGCGCCAGGGTAATCGCCTGCGCCTGGGAATGGATTATTGACTTGTGGGGAGCAAACAGACAAATCAGCAACGATATTGTCGTCTTTAAAGGTCAGTTGATCAGTTTGACCAATGTACCCAAACAGGCCATTTTGTTGCTTATAGACTTTGTAGCGCTGCGCACCCGTTGCGGCTGCCCAGCTAATTGTGTTGTACGCGCTAGTAGCTAATAGATTGCCATTACAAGAGGCCGTACTAGAGGCTACGGATTCATCAATTCCATTCGCGCCCACTGTTGTTACCACATAGTTGTAGGTTGTACCCGTACCACCAGAAGCAGTAGCTGTAACTGATCCAGGAGCAGTCAATGAGGATACAAAGCTAATTGCAGTCAGTGTCCAACTTGTTGATCCTAGGCGACGCAGCTCTTGAGGCGGATAGTTTGGATGTACGATAGTTAGCACATCAGCAGATTGCACATAATGCAGATCAAAGAGATCAGCTTCAAGGTATGGTGTTGTCACTTCATACGGCACTCCACCAGATAACAAGGTAGCGCCCTGAGTATGAAAGCGAATGTATTGATTACCAAATTCCAGCACCATTGTTTGCGTAGTGGAATAAGAAAATGGAATGAGCTTGGCCTTTTTTGATCCACTGTATTTAGTGGAGTTCACATAGGCAAAGCCTGGGCGATTGGCTGCTGGGCCATGCGGAAGCACAATAAAGTTACGGCACTTGGCTAGGCCAGTCTGAAACTTGGCATCGTCAATCCGTCCATAAAACTCAGGGGTTAGCTCTCCGCCACCAAAGGAGCGGGATAGTGTCCGTACATTTGGCATTAGCGACCCGCGATCCAGCCCACAGATTGCATAATCTGCGTGCGTCGTTGGTTAGCGTCCGATACAGTAGCCTTGCTATATGCCATTAAGAAAGCCTGCATACAGCGCTTAGATTCTGCTGCTCCTGCATCCCCTTTAATGACTGGGCCAGCTAAATAAGAAGCCAATAGCCAAGATAAAGACTCGACAAACAAAGGGCTAAATTTACTGGTGTCTGAAATCAAGGCCGTGTAACGCAACATGGCAGTTTCTTGATTGGTATAGATCACATCAGTACCGTCATCCAATGTTTCAGCGGTATAGGGTTGAGGTTCATACACTCCGCCCATCGCGATTGGCACGCCCATCACTGATGAGCTGTATTGCAATGGCACGGAATAATCATCTGTTGCAGAGCTAGATAGCACTGCTAAAAGGTTTACGGCATCGGTTGGGATGGCGTAGCAATACTTCCACTCTGAAAAGTTAGAGGTGAGTAATGCGAGGTTAGTTCGTTTGGTAGCAAATCCCCAATTGTGCATTTCCAATAAAGAATCGCGTGCAATGGGATAAAACCGTGAGCAATGCTCTGCTTGAGCGCTGCCTTCTGGTGGGTTAATGCTGGAAACTGTTGCGGAGTCGCCAATATGACCTAAAGCCAAATTACAAATATCAACTTCTGAAGCCACTGGGATACCCGCCTTTCTGTAAGAAACTGGGGGCGTACTGCCCCCAGCCTATTGCACTACTTCAATTACACGCCTGTTGGTACATCGCTGAATTTTTGTTCAGCAACTTCCTCAACTTCTAACTCAGGCTCAGGCGCATCCGCGCCCTTTTTGCTTTTTTTAACCAACTCAAGATTTTCAGCAACTTCGCCATCAAACTCGACTAAAGCGCCTTCTTCAAAAAGTTGACCATTGATAAAAGACTTGGTAAGTACGCGGTATTGCGCCATGATTTTTCCTTAATTAAAGAACTGCGAAACCAACTGGGTAGAACTTCTGACCATCGGCAACTGTTGTATCGCCAAGTTCAGCAATCACAGCACCAGCAGTACCAGTACCAGTAGGTGTATAACGCACACCTAAATAGCGTTGGCCTTTGCTACCGATGCGTGGGTTTGCGCCCACTGCAAAGCGTGAACCAGCAGTCAATGACGCTACTGGAATTGCGCCAGAAGAGCCAATTACTGTAAGGTTGGTAGTCAAAGCAGCGTCGTCAGCAACAACGATCTCAATCGTCAAGGCAGTTAAGCCTGTAAACGCGGTTGGCACACCAACACGCATATTGAGTTCGCTACCTTCGCCGATGTCACGGTTCTGAAGCAAATCTACTGTGTTGGTGGACAGAACAGCAGACGCACCAGTTACAGTTTGACCAGTCCAAGTACCGTTTGACCAAGAACCCGAAAGGGTTAAGTAGTTATCGATCATCATAATTTAGATTCCTTTTCAATTAGTTATGGGTTAAACCACGCGAGCTTCAGTGTTCAACAATTGGTCAACACGACGGATAGGTACACCGTTGAAAGATAACCAGCTGGTTGCGCTACCGAACTGTGTCAAACCTTTTTCGATTGACAAAGCGTAGTTCGATTTATTCAAGGCTTGAATACGGAGCATTGAGTAAACAGTACGGTTCATATAGAACACTGGGCGTCCCATACCAAAGTTAGGAATACGATCCAATGCACGGCTCATCAAAGAGATGAGGTCAGCAGCAGAAGACTGAGCTACCAAGTTGGCTGTATTGATGTTGCAAATACGGACAACATAGCGCCAATCCTTAACTACCAAGCCATTTTTCCACTGGTAGTGAGTACGATATGCCTGGTAACGACCACCGTTGGTATCCCAAACTGTGTTCAAACCTAAGTCTTCGTGCATCAAACCAGCAGTAGATCCTTTAGGGAATGGGCAGAAAACAGTGTTCTCACCCCAAACTACTAAGTAGATCGATGTGTTGTTAGTAGATGTACCACCAGCATCGATGATATTTTGGCTATTACCAGCACCAGAGATAGAGCCATAACGAGCAGCCAAACCTAAATACTGTTTTGGATCTGTTGA